TAGGAAGTGTTAAGTCTGTCCTTGGCGGAGGATTGGGCCAAGGATCAAGTTTAAATCTTGGAACATCAAACGCTTCCTTTAGTAATGGTACTGGCTCTAACACGGGTATGAGCGCTGCTGGTGGTACTGGTGGGTTGATGTCCTGGATGTACTCTGGTGCAGGACAAAAGGGAATGATGGGCCTTCAACTTGGGCTTGGTGTTGCTGCCGCTGCTTATGCTGGTCTTCCCGACACTGGTCAAGTTATGTCTCGTGCTACAGGGTTTTATAACCTTGCACAACGTAGCGGGGGAATGAACCGCAAAGATATAGCGGCTGCAACTTTTAGTTCAATGGCTGGCGGTATAACTGGCCCTAATGAAGATATGGCTGCAGGCAGTGTTCTTGCTCTTGGCTATAACTATTCTCCAGGAAGTAAAAATTATCAAAGTTTGCTGCAGGAAACACGGGGAGCGGCGCTTGGTTACAACATGCCAAATGCAACTGCTGCACAAGCGCTTGCAAGTATGCACACGGGTGCAATGGCTGGAAACCTTTATGCTTATGGCATTAGTACTTTTGATACAAAAACTGGTCAAAATAGAACTATGGGAGATATAACTCAACAGTTATACAAACGCATGGTTGGTAATAAAAAGTTAAGTCAAAAAGACATTGAACTTTCTGCAACACAAGGTTTTCTTGGTCAATCCCTTAATGCTTTAGGGTTTAGCCAAGCACAAAAAGAATTGGTAACTCAAGGGTTTGTTAGCCTTAGCCAAGGAAAACCATTTGAATTAAAAAATGAACAAGGCGCTAACAACCCATTAAAGAAAATGTACGACGTTTATACGTCACAAAGTGCTCTTTCAGATCGTGCTGCAGATCCTTACATAAAAGGAGTGGGTTTAGCAGCAGATAAAATGGTTGCTTTCAACAATGCAATGTCTAAACTTCCCGACAGTATTCTTGCGGCAAAAGCAGCCTTTGATACATTTTCAAGTAGTAATGCGGGAAATGCTACTAGCGCATTGGTAAAAAGTGTTGAAGGGGCAGCAACAGTTTATGCTGGAGGTAAAGTTTTGTCTAAAGTATTAGGTAAAGGCGCTGTTAAAGGTGGAATAACTCTTGCAGAACATGGCCTTGGAAAAGTTGCTTTAAAAACTACTGGAAAAATATTGGGTAAAGGTGTACCACTTCTTGGAGGAGTTGTTTCTGGTGCAACTGGTGATAACTTCTTTAAAAGCGTTGCTATAGACGCAGCACTTGGTGGTGCGGGAGGGGCATTTGTGGGTGGTGTGGGTGCTGTACCTGGCGCTATTGCTGGTGCTGCCTATGGTGCCGCTGGTTACCTTATTGGTAAAGGTATTCGTACATTTTTTGGTTCAGGTAGTACTTCTGCTACAAGTAGTAATCCTAAACCTTTAAGTGGAAGTCAAAATGAAACGGCTTGGGCAAAAGACTTTTTAAAACAAGTAGGTGCTCCAGTAACAAATCAAAACATTGTAGCAATGACTACTTGGATGGCTTCTGAAAATGGGGGTGGTGGCCCTAGTACGGGTATTGGAACTAATGATGCAATGTGGAACCCCCTAAATACAAAACAACATATGCCTGGTTCATGGAAACCTGGAGATATGTCCGAAGATGTACAGGCATATCAAAATTATGCATCTGGTATGCAAGCAACAGTAAAGACTATTAAAAACGGCCGTTACACAAACGTTCTTAATGCTCTTAAAAAAGGCAACGATACTAACGCAGTACTTGCGGCAGTAAATGCATCCCCTTGGGGAAGTCATCCTGGAGCAGTCTCTACTTCATCAAACAATGTAAACATAAATTTAACTATTGCACAAGCATCAGAGGCTGAAGCAACCGCTCTTGCTAAACGAGTTAAAACCATTTTGCAAAAAGACTTTGGTGTTAAAGCGATTGGAAGTAAATAATGTCAACAGGTTATCCAGGCTCAACTAATCGTCCAAACAGTACAAATCCTTATGGGTTGAACAATCGTGCTGCACAACAAAAGGCTGCTGCTGCTTCTGCTGTTGCGGCTAAAAAGAAAGCGGATGCTGCTGCTGCTGCAAAAACAGCCGCTGCTAAAAGGGCTCTTGCTTTAAAAAACGCTACTGGAGGAAAAAAAACTCCAATAAATAAAGTTGGGGGTGGTGGCGCTAATACGGGTTCTATTGGAAATGCTGGTTATCCTATTGCTTCGTATATTTACAACGCACCAATGGTTAAGAGCGCCTATTTAAATGCTTTTGGTCCTCAACAACAAACTTCTTTAACACCAGTTTCTACACCAGGAAATTATGATAATGGAAAAAATGCTTGGACCACGGGTTACGAGGCGGCAAAGGGAACTATTCAAATGAATGCTTCTTATGCTACAAACCTTTCAAAAGCATCTAGTCAAACATCAAACAAATATGATGAAAATCTTTACGGATTTAAATTTTTGTACAACCCAACAGAAGTAGGCATGGCGTGGGGCCTTGTAGAAGGTGTTAACTGGGAAGTAATTCAAAGCGGTTTAGATAAGGTTAACCCTATTGGTGCTGGGTTAACTCAAACCACAATTTCTTTTTCTGTTCTCTTAAACAGAATTAATGATATGTCTTACTTAGACTCTAATGGGCTAATACCAGGAGTAGCAAATCCTTATGAAACATTTAAAACCAAATCAGGAAACATAAACGATGAATTAAAAATGGTTTATCAAAAAGGAACTATGTATGACATGGAATACTTTTTTAAAACCGTTAATGGATTTAACTCTGTGTACACTTCGTCTCTTAATGGTGAAACTGCTGACCAAGGTTGGTTAAATGGTATTCCTGTAGAATTGCATTTAGGAGCAGGTCTTCGTTATCTTGTTCGTATTTCTAACATTGACATTAATCATTTGATGTTTAATGAAAGAATGGTCCCTATTAAGTCTATGTTGAATTTAACTTGTACTCGTTTTTACGACAACAACGTTATTGATCCTACTGCTTATTCATTTTCGGGAGGTACAACACCATGATATTTTTAGATAGCAGGTATGTAGATGCAAGTATTTTTAAAGTATGGAATGCACATAAAGCCCAATATGACGTTGCCGTTATTAGGCAGTTTCCTGAATACGCTGCTTCTTATTTTACCTATGAATGGGTTGAAACAGACAGGCTTGATAATTTAGCAACAAGATATTTGGGTGATGGATCTTTGTGGTGGAAAATACTAGATTTAAATCCAGAAATTATTGACCCAGCAGAAATTTTTGTAGGGACTCAACTAAGGATTCCTTATGCGTGATCCAGAACGTCAAAACAGGCGTGGTAGTTCTTTTAAAGTTTTTTACCCAGACCTTCCAGCGTTAACACTTCCACCCCGTAGTGTCACGTTGATTCAAGAAATGGGTAAACATGACATTGTTGAAGTGTACTACGCACGTTATAGTGATTCTTTAATCAAAGCCATTAAGACAGGTGTTCCTGTTCAAGTAAGTTGGCAAAACGATAAAGTATCTGGAAAATTTGTAGGGTATGCAATAGACGTTTCATATCCAACTATCCAAAAACTTGAACGTGGAGTAAAGGTTTTATGCGTTGGTGCTTCCTATCCTCTTAAAGAAAGATCGTCTAAAATTTGGCAAAATAAAACAGCAAGTGAGATTGCAACTGAAATTGCTAACAAGTTTAAATTAAAACCAATTGTTACATCTAGTACGATCAGATTTACACAGCAGTCTATGTCTGGGCATTCTTATTGGGAAAAACTAAATGAACTTGCTCATCGAATTGGTTATGGAGTACAAGTTATTGGTGTTGAACTTCATTTTCATCCAATTGATAAAATGATTGATCAATTTATGACAACTATTCCTATTATGTCTTTTAAAGACCCAATGAAAAACCCATCTAGCAGTTATGCTGCCCCTACACTTGATTATTTTGAACCACATATTGGGGACTATAATGAAACTTTGGACTACACCCGCACTAACACTGTTGTTGGGGGCATAGACCCAATTACTGGTAAGACATTTTCATCCAAGTCTTCATCCAATAAGGTGGGGAAGAATCTTCGCAAAAATACAAAAGATCCTCTTTTTTCCAGCATTGAGACGGCAACAGTTACTGGGAATAGTGCAATGGCTAAATCACTATCTGATGCACGTGCCCAATTGGGACGGTTAGCAATACCAGCAAGTGGTATTGGACAAGGAGATCCAAGAATGACTCCTTGGTCAACAATTGAGGTTAGAGGTACTGGAGATACAAGCGATGGATTTTGGGTTGTTAAAAAAGTTGAACACTTTATACATGTAGATGGGCGTTATCAGTCTGATTTTACCGTTTTATCTGACGGTGTGGGACAGAACAAACCGAACGTATTTCGTCCTTCTAACTCAGGTGGAGTTCCTACACGAAATATAAAAAATGATTTACTTACCGCAACCAAAAAGAAACCCACATCAACTAAACTGAGTGGTGCCGCCGCAATGATTACTCAAGCATCTGGCGGATACAAAGTTACCCCTAGAAAATGGAAGGCTCGATAATGGCTGAAAAAGCAATAGCCCTTCCTTTCTCCATTGATTCTTACGGTAAAGTGGCGTCTACGCAAGAACAATCAAAAATTTGGGCAGATAGAGTTCGTTCTGTTATAGGTACTTCTCTTCGTGAAAGAATTATGCGGCCAACATTTGGAACTTTAATTCCTTTTGCTATATTTGAAACTGACTCAACAGCAGAATCTCAAATTCGAATTGAAGTTGAACAAGCATTTACACAACAACTTTCTCTTTTAACTCTTGAAAATGTAACCGTAACGGTTAATGAATATACAAATGTTTTGAGTGTAAACGTTATTTACGCTCTTCCAAACAACGAAACAGTAAGCACCGTCGTTGGATTGGTTCTTGTTGATGGTGCTAATCCGATCTATCAGGAGTTGTTATGAGCATAACACCAGTATCTAATATCCCAATCTCAGTTGATTACACTGGTAGAGACTATTACTCTTTACGAGAAGTAATGATTGCTCGTATTCAAGACAGAATTCCTGAATGGACAGCCTCAGACCCTTCGGACTTTGGTGTTGCCTTAGTAGAAGCATTTGCATACATGGGCGACATGATTTCTTACTACATTGACAGGACAGCCAATGAGTCATTTATTCAAACCGCTGTTCAAAGAAGTAGTATTTTAAATATTGCTTTGTCTTATGGGTATACACCAGCAGGTTACCGACAGGCAAGTACTACTATTATTTTTAGCAACTCATCAGACAACTCCATAACTTTTCCTACTGGAACAGTTGTTAAGGGAGATGTAACGATGTCTGATGTTGTAGAGACAGTTTACTTTACAACAACAGAGGATGCCGTAGTTCCTGCTGCGGTTGATACTGTTCCTGGTACCGTTACGGTTGCCGCATTGGAAGGTCGCTCTGTTGCACTTGTTGCTGATGGGGCAAATGCTTATGGAGAATTAATTGGAACGTCTAATGGGACACCAGGAATGGTTTTTGAACTTGGCGAGTCTCCTGTTGTAGATGGGTCTGTAGAAGTTTACATTCAAGACGGAGATGTTTATTCCAAATGGACTGGCGTACAACACATAATTGATTACGGCCCAACTTCTCCAGTTTATTCTGTGTACTCAGATGAAAACAACATTGTTTCAATAAACTTTGGTGATGGTGTTTCTGGAGTTATTCCTACAGCCTATTCTGCTATTAGAGCACGTTATACAGTTGGTGGGGGATCAATTGGAAATGTTGTGCCAAACTCTATTGATACATTGTTTTATGTTCCAGGTCTTTCTGAAAACCAAGTAGTCGCTTTACAAAGCGTGGTTACGTTAGCCAACGACACGGTTGGTCTTGGTGGATCTGATCCTGAAACAAATGACCAAATCCGTATTGCCGCACCGCAGTCTTTGCGTGCAGGAAACAGAGCGGTAACATTAAAAGATTTTTCAGATTTGGCGTTGTCGGTTCCTGGTGTAGGAAAAGCAAATGCCACAGCCTCGGTTTGGACATCTGTAACTCTTTATATTGCCCCAACAAGGACACCTCTTGACACAGACATTGCTCCTGGTCTTGACGGTGTGGGCGACCCTACGGTTGAATTTAATAACATACAATCAAATGTACAAACTTATTTAACAAACAAAACTCTTATAGGAACAACAGTAACTGTACAACCTCCTACATATGTTGATGCTGTTATTAACTTTCAATATTTAAAATTGGCGCAATATACAACTGCTGAAGTTGAAATGAATTTAAAAAACGCATTGCTTGCTGGATTTGGTTACGTAGGTATGGCGTTTGAAGACACAATACATCCACAAGATATTGAATTTGTTCTTCAACAAACTGCTGGTATTGCAACTGTAAAGGTTCTCGCATTACACCGAGTTGGTGATACTGGTTTAGCCACACTGGCTGGTGCGCCAGGAGAAATATTTCGTTTTCAAGAAACAAACATAAGCATTAGTAGTATGTAATGGACCCAGTAAAACGCCATTATGGAATTTATAGAGGGATTGTTAAAGACAATAAAGACCCTCAAAAGCAACGTCGTATTAAAATTTCTGTACCACAAACAACAGGGATTGAAACAACGGAATGGGCTTGGCCTGTTGAGCCAGCCAGTATTCACACAGACTTACCTGTTGTAGGCCAAGGAGTTTGGGTTTCTTATATTGGCGGAGATCCTGATTATCCAATTTGGTTGGGTGTTTTTGGTAAAAATCAAGGGCCAAATAAACAAGTCTTTGTTAAACCATTGGCTAATTCGGTTTCTTTAAGTGGGTTAACTTCTACCTATGTAAAAACAAACACCATGTCAGATGGCACAAC